ATGAATAACATTCTGATAAAGACAGAGGGCAACGTCGAGGTCAGCAAGAATGCCAAGTAAGGTCAATCTATCCGAGGAGGAGATAGAAGCCATTGCGTCAGCCGCAATGGATACTGTACCTGAACCAAAGGGCGACTGGTTTCCTGACCTGAACGCCACACAGGAAAAGATTTTTAACGACCCGTCAAAGTATGTGTTGGGGTATGGTGAGAAGGGTAGCGGCAAAACGATTGGTTTTGCACACAAGCTGACCCGCCATGCCTATGAAGAGAACAATGCTCTAGTCCTTATTCTTGCTCCCTCCATACGGACAGGTTCCGAGGGTGTCTGGCATGACCTGGACACCCTGGTACTCCCGCAATGGGAGGAGGGAATAGGACTGGAATACACAGTATCCAAGCTCGACCCCAATACCAAGGACAGACACAGGTGGATACGCAATCGGTTCGGGGGCTGGAGCAAGTTACTTCTGGTGTCGATCCCCTATGCAGCGGCAGTCCAAGCCAGGATTAAAGGCCCAGCCCCCAGCCATGTGTATGTTGATGAGCTAACGCAATGCGATGGTGTGGAATACTTCCGCTATCCAGCAGCACAGTTGGGCAGAAGGCGTGGCATTGAGGGGCCGCAACAATACTGCGCCAGTTGCAACCCGGAGGGGCCAAGCCATTGGGTTTACAGGCAGTTCTTTGAGGATTGCATGGATGATGACGGCAAGAGGAACAAGCACTTCAAGGTCTACCATGTGCCAATGCGGGAGAACGCCAAGCGTTTGCCTGAAGGATATGTGGAACACTTGGAGGCGATTCTTAAATCTGACCCGATTGAGTGGCGACGACTCATTGAGGGGGAATGGGTGGATAGGCCAACAGGGGAAGCCTTGTTCAAGGACTACTTCTCGCCTGAACTACACAAGAAAGGGGATGAGATCAGCGGCAAAGGACTCATGCCCAAGCCAGGGCATCCCATCATCATTGGCTACGATCTTGGCCAAGTTTATTCTGCTGTGACTTTCCTTCAGATGATACCAACCAGGAGGGGAAACCTGTGGATTGCATTTGATGAGATAGATTACCTTGGCGAGCGACACCTGTATAAGAGGTTGTGTCAGCAGATAATGAAGAGGATGGATTACTGGAACGAAAAGCTCGACACCGAGTTTCACTACCAGCACATCACAGACTCAAGTGCCATCAACCAATGGCATCCCGGCGGAGAGGGGAGCTATGATAGCTGGGACTTCGAGCGGTATAGCGATGGCCGCATCAAGATGGTCGGCTGCCCCAAGGGTCAGGGGAGCGTGGAAGCCAGGGTCAGGCTTCTGTCGGGCAAGCTGTTCCAGGATGAGTTCTATGTATCTGCCCTTTGCACCAACGCTGTCGATATGCTGATGAACCTGGAGTCAGACAAGAAAGACCCCACTAAACCCAAGCGCAGCAAGTACATACACAAGTTTGATTCCATCACCTACCCCATGTTCAAGCTGGATCTCAACAACAACTCAAGGTTGCCCAAGGCATCGGAAGTCCGGGCCAATTTAATTCATTGCGGAATTTCTTGAATGTTACCCTAAAAGTAGGTAGTAAACACGAATGGTTAACATGACAGATAAAGTTGTAATAGACCTGACGGACAACGACGAGTTGACCGAGTACATAAACAGCAAGTCTCCCGGCGACGAATGCGAGATGGAGATTGTGGCTTCCTTGGATGAGGTAACAGAGGAACAAGCTGTCTTTTCAATTAAGGATGTTTCTGTTGAACTCCCTGGGGAGGAAGAAGAAGAAGAGGAGGAATCTGATGAGGAGTCCCCTGTGATGGCGGTAATGGGCGGCGGTAGCATGACAGACAAATCATACTAATCGGCCAATCGCCTACAACCTTCCTCCTTGAAAGGCTTCACGATAAAGCCGGAGTTCTTGGTGGGTGGGACAGGGATAGGGTTAAGCGATGTTGTGCTTTTTTGAACGTAACAGTAGAGGAGCTTGCGGCTCGAAGCTGCATCCCCCACGTTACCCTAAAGAGGTGGATGCGGGCTGGCCGGGTTCCACCATACATTGCGCTTCTGTTTTACCTACAGGAACGCGCTGAAGTAGAGGCAAGATATGATTGATTTTGATGTACTGAAGGCTCACGGGACGACCAATGAACGGCTCCGTGAGATATTTAAGGCGAAGCTACCGGGGAACACGGTGTTGGCCAAGATGTCAAAGGATGAAGTCAAGGCATTGGAGAAGGACATCGAGAGAAGGGAGAAGGCAGAGGACTTGATTGCCTCAAGGATTACTGAACACATCACATTCAGCCTTCGGAACCACCACCTTTACAGCAGCGTTGACCTGGCGTGGGACAGTTCCCCAATCAACAGCAGGAACATTCCCCTCATTATGTATGCACAGAAGAGGATCAACGTGGATGCCTGTGTTAAGGAACTGGATAAGCTAAAGGTTGCAGACAAATATGTGAAGCGCGATGCAGCCGGACAACCAACTGAAATTGACTTGCCTAAATTCTTTGAGGTCAACATCAACCTGGTTCGCAGTTTTGTAACCCGTCGCTTGGCCGCCCAAGTAAACAAGTACAACGGCCTGTATCCGTTCTTCAAGTACCACCCAAGGGGGACAAGCGCAGCCGGAAAACTCCGGGCGGATGTGCTGTCACAGCGGGTGGACATCATGGCAGACCAGTATGATTACAGGCATTTCCAGACACAGGTGGTGCGGGATATGTTTTTGTATGGACATAGTGTTGCGTTTCCCAGGGCCGCATGGGAGAGGGAGGTTCAATGGGAAAAGGAAGCAAGTGACGCAGAGTTCAAGTTGGACAATCAAAGGGTTAAAACCACCGTCACCAAGGAGGGGATTAGCTGGATCAACCCACACCCAAGCAGGGTTTTTTGGGACAACGACTCACCTCTTACATCTGTAAACACAGACACCGGCAGCGAATACATAGGGTTCTGGGACATAGCCAGATACGGGGACATCATGCAGAACGCAGAGTATTTTAATCGCGACACGGTGAGCTACTCCTCTGCAACCGCCGGGTTGTTTACGCAATACAACACATACTTCAACACCTACTACACACAGATAATCCCCCCCCACATAAACGATGACCTTACCAGTTGGAACGACAGGAAGAACACGGTTGGAATTTATTCCGGGGAAATGCAGGACACCTCTGTTTTTATTACGGATTACTTCTGGAAGATGGTTCCGAACCAATGGGGGGTTGGCGACTACCCGTATCCAATCTGGGTGCATTTAAGGATAGCCGGTGACTCAACCGTAATCTTTGCGGAGTTCCTGCCAAGCTCACCGGCAGCCGTGTTCAGCTTCAACGAGAACGACAGCAGACTTCGGAATCTTTCGGTGGCACACGAACTGATGCCGTTCCAAGACCAACTCACCAACCTATTCAGCCAGTTACTTGAGACAGCCAAGGCTGATATGTTTGCGGTGGGAGTTGTAAACACAGACATATTTCCTGACACAGAGGAGGGGATGAGTGTCAGGGATGAGTTCAGGAAGACCATGAAGGGGGAGAACTTTTATGCCTCGACCCATGTGCTTGAGGCGTCCTTCTCGAAGCTCGCCAACCTGGGGATAGACACATCGCCTGACAATGTGTTCAAAATAATCAGGAGTCAGCCCAATGGAAACATCAACAATGTTTTTCAGTCGATAACCCAGTTGCTTCAGATGGCTGAACGCTTGATGGCATTAAGCCCCCAGGAACAAGGCCAGCCCGCCCCCAGGGAAACAAGTGCTACCGAGGTGATGACCATTAACAATACAACCGAGTCGGTTTACAGCTTCATTAGCGAGGCGGTTGATGAGGGCCGGGCGGCCATGAAGCGCATCATATATGAGGGGCTGATGAGCATGGGAAGCAATACGATCCATCTCCCGGTTAAGAACAGGTACAGTCCTGCTGTCATTGAACAGGCGGGGTTTGAGATTGACCCGTCAGACTTGGAGTTCATGTCACCTGACCTTGAGCGAAGGCATACTGTCATTGGGAGCAAGAAAAACCTGATAATGGACTACATCTTCACCAGTCGTGACGGGTCAGAGCGAAGCTCAAATGTTCAGGAAGCACAGTCATTGTTGCAGTTGTTCCAAATCATATCGCAAACCCCGGTCATACTGGAAGCCTTGGGCAAGGATAAATACTACGAAATCCTAAATGAAATAGCCCGGAAGAGCGGGGCGTTGGATTTCAAACTTGAAGTACCACCCGGCGAAGACAATCAGCTTGGTGGGCCAGGGCAGGAAATGGAGGGAGCAATGCAGGAACTCGTTGGCGCAGTCCAAACCAACGCACAGGAAATTTCAGGGCTTAAAGATTTGTTGGGACAACAGGAAGTCAAACAGGAGGTGGTGCAGAAGGAACTTGAAGAGGAACAGGTTGTCCCGGCAGAAGCAATTCCCTTCGGGGAACCACAACAACAACAACAAATATGAGCGAAGAAGCAGTCGCAGAGCAAACAGAGGAAAAACCACAAGTCGAAGAACAAACAGAAGAATCAGAAGAAACCCAGAAAGAAACCCAAGCAGTTGAGGGGGATTCTTTCATGGATCAGATTTTTACTGACCTCGGCGTGGTTCAGGAAGAAGAAACCGAAACCCCTGAAGAGAAAGGAGAACAAGGTGAAGAAGAACAAGAAGCCCAAAAAGAAGAAGGGGTCGTGGCAAGCGAGGCCGAAGGTCGGGGTGAGGGGAGAGAGGCAGAAGAAGCACTTCAGGTAGAAGAGGAAAAGGAAAAGCCCAGGAAGCGGGTAAGCTACAAGGCTCCAAAGATTGACTACGAGGAAATCAGGAGGACTGTACGCGAGGAGGTGTCCAGGCAACAGCCTCCTGCTCCTGACCCTGCCCCGGCCAAGCTGGCGGTAAAAGAGCTTGAAGATGAAGCCTCCGCTGCTGATCTGGTTCCAGAACAAATGGGGGAACTGGAACTGGCAAGGTTTGCTGAACAAAGATACCCGGACAAGTATCAGGGTCAGGCCAGTAAGCTCCTGTCTTTCTACAAGAAACTTGACGAGTACGCGGCCAAGAGTGACGGGTCGTTGAACGACGATGACGTTGAGTTCCGTGAGTTTGTGAGCAAAAACAAGCCCAAGCTCCC